CCCGCCAGCATATTAGTGGGCAGACCCGGCATCTGGTTTGAGTAGTTTTGCACCGGCTGTACACCTTGGAACCCTGCGGCTATTTGGTTAGTGCCGCTGCCTCTGCCTAGCGTAGCCTGTACGGGATCAAAACCTGAGCGAGAACCTGCCATATAGTTTGTCGCTGTCTGCAAAGCGTTACCCAGCACAGCCCTCTTGCGGTCTAAGGCAGAGCCGAACTGCATGGCATTCTCTATCGCGGTGAGATTTCCACCCCCACCGGCTTGGCCCCTCTGCAAATTCCGTCTGGCATTCATACGCTCTATCTCAGCACGCTCACCACCGGAAAGACCACCCATGTTTATACTACCAAGAAGGTCTTGTACCTTCTGTCTCCCTGTCTCTCTGGTCTGCAACCACGGCTGGTCAGTCTGTGCCAACTGATCCATTGTAGCCTGAGCCATGTACGGCCCCTGCATACGCATGATATCCAAGTCTGTACCAGCACCACCTCTACGGGTTATATTATCAACATCAGCACCAAGTTGTGCATACTCACGAACTCCCGGCACATAACCGGCTGGTAGTTTCTTGGCTGCCTCGCTACCAACAAGTCCCTCGTAGGCCAGTCGTCGCTGTTTAGGGTCGAACTCACGTTGTACAGCAAGCTCTGCCTCGGCTGTAGGCCTTAGCTGGGAACGAATTGCGCCCATGATTGCAGGGTACGAAGCCGCCTGCATCTGTCCGTAATCCTTCCCTACATCCTTGGGTGACTGCTCTGTTGCCTTACCAATACCCCAGTTAAGCAACTGAGGCATGATATCACCGGCTAAGTTACCCCAACCATAATCTGTGCCAAAAAATCCGTCGCCGTTTGCCATATCTTTATCTCCTTACGAATAGATCACTCCTGATTCTCTGAGAACAGCCAGAATCGCGTTAATCTTTGTTTGGTTATTTACGATTGAACTACCCGAAACATCGCCGGGATCAGACGCCTGTAGCACCACACCCCTAGCCGAGGTTGTGGCATCCGGCACGTAAAGACCGGCCAACCACGTGTCAAAGTCATCCTTACTGGTGAACAACGTCACCTTGTCCGATTTGGTTACTGAACTACCTATTGCTATTGACATATCACACTGAGTATGCTTGGTTAATAAGTGACGACTTCAGCGTCACATCCTTTGCCTCCAGCCTTAGCTGAGAGAGTTTGGGCGACCCCTGTAAATAAACTCTGTACTTTACCTTCCATCCTTGACAACTGACCTGCCAGTTGAACGACAGGTTTGCGTGGGTGTTTACGTCAAATTCAGCCGGAAAGACCACGGGAAACCTAACGCCTGACTGTATCAAAGGCAAGCCTCTGGTCTTCAAACCCCCATGTGTACCCTCTGTCCGTACGTCATCCACAAATTGTGAGACAGCCACAAAACCTGCGTTACGCCCCTCGTCGTTATCAGATACCCCTGCGTTGGATATAATACCAGCCACCTTGGTCGCACTGTTCGACAGCGAACGACCCTCCTGACCAGAGGCAGCAAACTCCTTGTAAATAAGCGTAGCCCCACTGTCAAAAAACATCGTGGTATTATGCACAGGCAGGTTTTCTGTCGTAACCGCTGTGTCGCCCTCCTGAAATTCATCCACAGTAACGTAGAGGCTCGTTGCCGAACCACTATGAAGTTCAGTGGTCGCTGTTGAGGGATAAACCCCCGGCGGATAACCGTCTGCGTTATTGATCTTAAACGTGTGGTAAGCCTCGAACGGTTTGTTGAACATTATGTTGACGCTTAGCGGCTTCAGCTCTACCTTGGGTTCCTGCGTACAGTATGCCTTGGTATCCACACGCCCCATAGCAAACTCGGTGCTACCATACAGATGCTTGACCCAGAAAGATTTGCTGCTGGGATCATCCGTAACTGCAAACAAGTCTTTACCACCTGCCGTTGTAACACCCACGGCCATAGCCCTTATCGGTGTACAGAACGTGTTCGCATCAAAGACATCCACCGCTGCTGACGCACCATCCTGCCACGTAGCCCCTGTTCCACTTACCTCCTGGCGGTCAAGGCTCACGAACTTCTTGGTGGCCATATCGTAGACCACGGTAAGATACTGTTCAGGCAGGTTCGTCAACACGTGGAAGAGCGCATAACCATCATGGACTGTCGCACACTGGAAAGTGCCATCCTGTGCTACGTCCTTGAATATGTCAGAAATCGGACGGGAAAAGATATCATCCCTTGCGATAGTCTCTGCCTGCTGCACTGCATTGAAAGAACGTATTCCATGCTTGTCGATAAAGGCCGTGTCACCCAGCAGGTCTATAACCGAGTTCTGATTCACCGGCCCCGTACTAAACAGGAACTTCTTGGTGAAGGTTGGCTCGCCAAAAATCGTATTTACAGTGTCAGGCTTGACTGCATAGCTTGAGTTTGCCGCGCCCACAAAAAGCTCCTCTGTGTTCAATGACTTGAGACAGGTTATAGGATCGTTGCTTATGGTGTAGGCTACGGCCTCGACACCGCCACTGGCTTCAGCAGCGTGTATCTTGTTACCATCATTGTTCAGCGGAACCATGAAATCCAAAGGCCGCCCACTAACACTGTGGTACAGTTTCGTCCCATCTGCAGAGGCCACATACAGCTTACCACCATGAAAAGCCATCTGCTTGCCTATCGGTACATACTCACGAAACCCCAGCACACCAACTTCATCAGAATCTACGCTACCAACCAGCGTCCCTGCAAGCGTGGTATCCCCGGCAGAGTTGGAATCACTCACAGTAAGCGTAGCACCACCTGTAAAGCTAATAACCGACCCAGAGTTAATCTGTACAGGAATGGCAGCTACTGTATATGTACTTGTACCCGCATTATAAGCACTGCTTATTGTAACATAGTCATTTCTCCACTGGTCATAGCCCATCAACTGTCGGGCTGTAACCGTGGCGTCTGCAGCTATCTCAATCAAATTGGGCTGGTTCGTGCCATCCTGTACGACTATCCCCGCAACTGTTGGGGGTATCCGCTTGGTGTAGTCCGTCTGGCCACCTGCACTGGCGTTATCTGCCGAGACAGCTTTACCTGCAAAGTTATCGTACGAGGGCGGGACGACTGCGGTGAATATAAACTCGGAGGCTTCAGCCAGCCGTATCGTACCTGTCCCTGTTGTAACACCGTTAGAGTATGTTGCAGGCTTCGTGTGGCTGCTTGAGGTAGTCCAGACAGTCGTAAACGTATCACTGTCCTTGGATTTTTTCAGGCAAACGCCGTCCGTGAAAACAAAGAAGTATGGGTCTACAAAGATAATCCCCTGCACTCTGGGGTCTGTCGCACTATAACCACCAAGCGCATTGGTCGTATCAAACGCCTTCGCCTTCTTAACACACTCCAACGCATCGTGGCGGTTTCTTACGTTGTAGGCCAGTCCATATTCGTTAGTACCCAATCTAGTGTCATCGACACCTAGATTCATACCGCCACCAAAAGACTGTTGTATAAAATCCATTAGAAAAGACCCGATGCCCTATACCTACCAAGCAACGTCACGTTAAGCTTGTCGTGCGGATGCTTGTCGAACTTGACTTTCTGCAACTGACCACGCTCAAGGTCTGCGTTACGCCTTCCCATACTCCGCGAGGCCTTCTTGTCGTACAGCATGGCTTCATCGATCTTGCCCTGCTCCTCCATGAAAAGCTGCATAACCTTGTTCACAAGGATATTATCGTAGCCATCTGCGGGAAACTCATCACTGTCCTTACTCAGGTAGGGTAGTTTTTTCTTGTACAAAACCTCCAACGTATGCGTGTCGTCCTGTGCAGCATCAGATTCCCATGGATACTCACTAACGTCCACGATAAGATAGCTGGATTCCTTCTCGTTGTTGGGAATTACGGCAACCACGGTGTCGTCCGACTGCTTTATGCTGATGTCGTAGGTGCAGACATCTGACTTTATAATGGACTCAATGGCTGTAAACGTCGTCGAGAACGTATTACTCGTGGCGTCCATGTCCACGGTTTCCACAAACCGACTGGCATCCGAGCGTGTACCAACAACCGTCAGGGATATGTCTGTCATCGCCTGAGTTGCCGTAGCCTTCATGCTGGCAAAACTCGTAGGCGTTACCTTGAAAGGTTCGTAGCCTTTAATCCGCCACGTTCTGTCGTCCTGTTCTATGTTATTACGGGCATACCGCTCGACTAGGTTGGACAGATTCCAGGGATACTGGCTTTCCTTCTCCCTTATGGCACGCACAGAACTTACGTTGCTGGGCAAAGCTATTGTCTTGTTGCCCTGCACGTAGAAGGAGTCCTCCACAAGACTCCCGACCATGTCAGATTCCTCGTAGAGTTCCTGTGCGCCCTCGTTAAGGTAGTCCAACATAATGGAACGCTGGTGATTATCGTTTGGATTAATCCCCAACTTCTTACCGACCCTATCCAATATATATGCTACACTCATCTTGCTGTTACCGCGCTAACCGAACCCTTGGCCCTTGCCGTCACAGTGACCGTAGACCCCTTCGCACGAGCTGTCTTCTCGCTCACTGAGGTCTTCGCCCTTGCTGTTACCGCTACCGTTGCCATTACTTTCGCCTCTCTATCTCATACTCAAGCCCGTTTATCGTCTTGAGCGCCTCTCTGGTAAACTCAGGAGCCGCCTGAGCTGCCGCCGGAAACTCCGGATGCCTCATCAGCCTCCCGCTGTTTTCCAGCTTCACGCTTACGCAGCCACTCATCAACAGAAGCATCAACAGCAGCATCCTTTTGGGAACGCCGCTGTTGTGCCTGTTGTTCTCTAAGCATATCGACCGCATTGCTGAATAAATTCGCAAGCGTGGGAAACGCTTTAAGAATCGTTATTATCAGACTCAGCACCTGTGTCTGACTTGACGCCCTTGCGTAGGAAAACAGCGAGCAACGAGGTAATGACGAGATTAAGCATCATTCCCAGTTCCATCTCACCGCTAAAGTACGCACCTACTGCAGCTAGGACTCCTCCTGCTGCCGTCATGTATGTCTTCTTGCCTTTAAACATAATTATCTTCCTTTGGTTCCTTTTCGTTTGGTTGTCCTAGCGTTCTTTTTATCCTGACGCTTTTTTGCTGCGTTCGCAGCCTTCATACCCGCTGGGGTATACGCATAATGTTTTCCTGCTACTTTTGGCATTGTTACACTTTCTTTACCTGTTCACGTATTTTCAACACAATATAGACCAACGTAGCCAAGCTGATTCCAGCCTTTAAAACTATGTCAATCTCAAGCATCCAGTTACCCAAACCCGTCACAGATGCAAAACCTACTTTTAAATCGTCCAAGCTCATCCACCCGCTGCTACTTCGTAGCCTCCCCTTCGTATTCTATGTCAATAAACGGCGTGTCTATCTCTAGGTTTCCCGGCAAACTCTTACAGCCTGCCCCTACCCAAATAACCACTGCACTAATCCCCACGATCATCAGAAGCCTTTTTACGTTTGGGGCTAATGCCCATGCACTTGTAGAGCGCAGAGACCTCAACCCGCAACATTGCAACTTCTCGCGCAAGCTTGTTTGTTTCTTTGTCATGTCCGTTTAATCGGTCGATTAGTTTAACAACTATATCGTATACGTTTTTAACCTCTTGTGACAGGTCTCGCAGGACGTAGAATACAATCTTATACCCAAAGATTCCCGCCGCTGCTGCTGCAACAACGGGGAATCCAAGGGTTTGTATAAGATTTGCAGTGTCGCTCCCCACATTTTAACCGCCAGCTTCTTCCTTCTGGGCTTCCGGCTCTGCCTGAGTTTCCAAGCTTGCCGTCAACAAACTCATGAAATGGTTTCTACCACCATGCGTTTGATCCAGATTGAAGCTGATCTGTCGAATCTTGTTCTCAAGATCGGCTACGTGATTTAATAGCGTGACCTGTTCTTGCGACAAATCCGCTACGTTGTGTTCCTCACCGTTGATAACAACGGTCTGTCCTTGTTCGTTTTCTTTTTTAGCCATGACCAAAGTTTATCCTTCAAGTGTCTTCACCCTCGCAGACAGTTCCTGCACCGCCTTGATTAGCGGCATCACCAGATTGCCGTACTTCAACGACAACTTGCCGTTCGGTGACTCGTTCACCAGATCGAACTCAACACCGGCTTCAGTCATCGCGGTCTGCACATCTTGTGCAATAAGTCCC